TCGATTACGACCGGCTTCTTGCGAAACTCCTCACTCATTGTTCTCTCCCTCGCTCGGTGGTGCCGCCGACTCAAATCGCAACTGTTGCCGTGCCAGTCCCAGGGTTGCATGATTGCAGAACTCGCAGCATGGAGCGCGGCCTCTTTGCTAATGGCGTCAGTCATGACTGTACTCGATCACAGGCATCAAGGAACTCGCGCCACGCGGCGATAGAACGCTCCCAGGAGTGATGGCGTTGCTTGCGCCTAGTCACCCAGGTCTTCAGTTTCCGCAGCATAATCCTCCTCGATCTCTTCGATGCAGTCATCACACAACTCGTTGTCATAATCGCTGGTGAGGTCCGAACAGATTAGGCAGTGAAGGGTCATCGGGACCCGGCCCCGTGGCGATCAAGGACCCGTGTTTGCGCCTCAGTCGCCGCCGCGAGGGACAGCACAGCATTAGTGTTGGCGTTGATCGCTAACACGATAGCGTACTCCCTCTGCGATAAGTCCTGGCTGGCAGACCGCATGAGTTCCTCGGCCTGATCTTGGTACTCTTCAGCGTTCATGATTCTCCCTTGCTCCAACGCGTCATCTAGTGTATCAGGCGATTTGCCGGGGAGACAAGCATCCTCGCTCCAGGGGGGTTGACGAAAAGACAAGTGGGACATTTAAAGATACCCGATATACGGAGGACAGACCTTGTCTTGTGCCAGACCTTGCCGTGCGTCAGACCCCCGAGCAAAATACCCGCCGCTGGAGATCAGGTCCGGGGGAATATTTAGCCTGCCACTACTTCGAGCGCCGCCTGCTGCCTGATCACGCGTGCTGCGACAACCTTACCCGCGATGACCTGTTCGCTCGTTAGACCTAGTTCGTTCGACATCAATACAGTGAGCAGGAGTTGTACGATCTGACTACCCTGCTGCTCTACTATATCGAGTTGTTTCTGTTCAATGCCTGCGTCGATGGCCATCTTGCAGAGTTTGGCGTGGTTCATACGTTCGCGCTCCCACGCCTCATACAACACGTTCATACGCTCACCTGCGATAGTACGCGTTAACAGTCGATCTGTCGTGAGATCGACGTCACACACTGCACCTAGTGCGCGTGCTACTTGTCCTGACCATCGTACCTCTCGAAGTAGACCATCTATTGGCGTTTCCGGGTCGTCTTCGTCATAGGCCACCAAGTACGACGCTCGTTTGCTGATCTCCGCAAGTGCCACTCGTTGTTTGCCTACTTCGAGTGCTGCCTTGACTGCTCCCCCGTGAAAGCCACAGACGAACTGCCCCTTACGAGGTCGCAACCCACAGGGCTCGCCTGCTCGATTGTGGGCCTTACAGCGCTCGTGTTGCTGGCCTACGAGTGGGCACGACTCCTTGGTACACGCGGGCTTGATCAGTTCAGGTAGGCGAGTTTTCATGAGGTAGGTTTGTCTTCAAACCTCGCTCTGGAATTCGACCAGACTACAACGGGTTCTTTTCCCATCCCGTCATTGTATCACTTGTCTTACGGTCATCGGCTAACAGCCTTTCGCGACTGGCTCCGCAATACGCCACCCTGCTAGAACACCAGCGACAAGCGAGCAGGAGTCGATGTCCGTCGTCGTGCTTGATGAGCAGGATATGCGTCCCGGCCTCGCACGCTTTCCGCTTTGCTCTCTTACCCCACACGGCTCACGCCCCTGAAGAGCCAAAGCCCGCAACTCCGCGCTCCGTCCCTTGGTCCACCAGCGCCACTTGCACTACGGGCGTCTGTGCCGCACAGTTGACCATGAGCAGCAACTGTCCCAACCTCGTGCCGTGCGGTATTCGCACCGTGGTCGCTCGGTCACCGTCGCCAGCCCTACCTACGACCTTGTAGCCCAGGAATAGCGGTCCACGCCAACCGGTGTCGATCACCGAGGTTCTGATCTCCAGCCCCCATCGTTCCCTAGTGCTCGATCTCGTGTGAACCATTCCCCACGCCCACGCCGGTAGGTGAACGCCCGCCACTCCCGTATCCAGACGACCTACCGCGCCTCTCGTCAACAGCACGTCTTCGTACGTCGCGAGGTCGTAACCCGCGTCGCCTTCGTGCGCCAGACTCGGCAATACCGCCCCCGGCTTCAACTGGAATCTGATCACGTCCACGTTGCTCATTCTCGCACGTCCTGCCTCAGTCCTAGCGTCGCGGGCTGGTACACGTAGCACCCGTCGTTGCACACTTCGTCTACTCCTTCTCCCATTTGCCCTTCTTTGGCGTGATTGTGAATCGTCACGCCGTTTCCCGTGATCGCCGCCGATTGCCGCGAGATTCTCTCTAGGTCCGTTCGTGACACCTCATTCGCCACGTACGTGTGCGACATTCCTCCACCATTCATTATTCCCGCTGCTATCGCCGGTTCGGCGTCCATGAAACTCATCCTGGCCACTGCCCTTTCTCTCTCACTCTTATTCCCATGCCCGCGTATATGTGCAGGTCCAACCACGAATCGTCCGAGGGCCTACGTCCTTCCTTGTACGCCCCGATGATTCGCGTGATCTTGCCTAGTGCGTAAAACGCGATGGCGATTTCCTCCGGTGACGCCGCACCATTCTCGATACAATCAGCCAAGACGCTGCCCATCCACGTCAGGTCATCCCCGCCGTATTCGCTCGTCTTGGCTATCGTCTGCTCGATCTCGGATTCCGCTAGATTGCGCCACCACTCCGCTAATTCGCCGGTCAAAGGGTTGCTCCCTCGCTCTTTCTCGGTGTTAGTTCTGTACCCAGTATCCGTTACGGAATTCGAAGGCTCGACTGTCATCGTAGGTCTACCACCGAATCCGCGCCCGTTCCCACGAGTTCAATCGCTTGCCCCACCTCGTGCTCGTACCATTGCAGGTCATCGATGCTGTCGCGCTCCCACGGTGGCCCACCCGCGATGGTCACGTCCCTAAACTCCGGGTGCTGGTAGTCAAAGAACGTTAAGGCCACGTGCACCGCACCATTTGGCCCACCGTTGGCCTTCACGGCGTCGAACGCGAGTTCACCGTCCCACAGTCCTACGCGTCGCGTCTTCTTCGTTACCGTCGTCTGTTCCACTGGGATATGTGACCCATACTCCTCGCGTAGCGCCTCCCACGTGGTTTCGCCCGCGTGGAATGGTCCACTGTTGCCCGCCACTCTTATCGGATTCGTCCTGATCACCACCCAAATCTCTAATTGCCAGAACCCGCCCCACGGCGCGATTCCCGCTTGCGACAGGAAATCCATGGCCGTGCAGTCGTTGCCGGTGCAGTGTGGGTATTCTCCCGCGTGCGTCCCGAGTCCGTAGCCCTGCGTGCCTTCGATCAGCACCGTCCCGCCATTCTGCAGGTGATACCTCATCGCGCTGGCGGTGTCGCCTATCTGCGGTGCGTCCTGTACGCCCTCCCACGACAGCGCGAGTTCTGCTTCTCTCGTCATCCGTGCGGCCCTCGCTCTGTTCGTTCCTTTACCCGTCCCACCCCACGCCTCCGAGGATGCGTGAAAGCCCGCGTGTAACTCCGGGTCGATGATGGTGGCCTGTCCGTCTAACGTGTAGCGGTCCCGTACTCCGTACTCGGAAGTTTCGCGAAGTTCTTTCTGAAGTTGGGCCCACTCAACCTCGCTGCCCGCCGCGCTTACGAGCAAGGAATCCCTTCGCTTGACGGTCGCGACGGGTAGGCTTTGGAGTTTGAACTCCCTCCCCTGGTCCCACACCGTGTGGCCCGCGTTCGGACCTCCGACTCGCACGGCCAATAACGGCGCGGATTCTTTCTGCGAAAGATAGCCCGCTATCAGTCCCTTCCCCTCCGAGCCGTACTGGCCTCCCACTACTACGATGATTTTGCCCACCATTCAATCCTCTCCTGATCTTCGTCTTCGGCCTCGTGCCTCGACTCGTTATTCGCTTACTGCCATTGCCATTGCGATGTTGTGCCCTCATTGGCGAATTGTGCGCCGCCAGCGTCTTAATCGTCCTACCCATCATTTGCCTTTCCGATTCGTCGATTCGTGTAGTACCACCCGTGCAACACCGCGTCCGCCGCGTGCCCACCCGATTTCTGCGTCACCGCGAGATTACCTACTCCTCTCGCCGTCATCTGCGCCTTGGCCACCTTCTTGATTGACGCGCCCTGTTCGATCAGTGGTATTCTCTCTCGCTCACACAAGTAACGCACCACGCCGATCACTTCTACGGTCTTCAATTGCGAATATCCCTGCACCTTCGCCTTATCGGGGTAGAGCCTGAACTCCTCGATCACCACCGCGTTAAGTAGCATCCTTTCAATCATGCCGTACAGTGCCGATGGCCTCACTTCGTTCGTTTCGACGCAGACGCCAGCCTCAAATATCGCGACACCGCAGTGCACTTCGCCGGGGTCGATGGCCAATACTCGTAGTACCATCCGACTACGCTACCACAGCATTTGTCTTCGCGTCAGCGTCGCTCTTCCACTGCTTAGCCTCCGCTTGCATCGTCACGCCGAAGAACTCCGTCGCCATCGCGCTACCACGCTCGATGATGTCGTCGCATATGGCCTTTGCTCGTTTAGCCGGGATTTCCACCACTATCGAGTCGTGTATCTGCAAGATCACGCACTCGTGCGTGGCCTCCACGTCAATCATCCATCGCTTGACGAATTGCGCTATCGAGCCTTGAATCACGGCGTTGAACGCCTTGTGCAGGTCCTGCATCTTCTCCAACGCGGTGAAATACCTCCTCCTGCCGTCTAACAGCGTGACGTAGCCCTGCCGTTCCGCAACCTTCTCCGTCTTACGCGCCGCTTTACCGAACTCGGGATACAAACCACGCCACGTGTCCACTAGCCGCTTCGCTTCACCTTCCGACAGTATCAAGCCCGTGATCTTCTCGGTGTCCTGTTTGAACGTTCTGGCCCCCACCCCGTAGATCAAAGAGAAGTTCGCCCGCTTGGCCATCTGCCGGTGCTCGTACTCGTAGTCACCGAACAGTTGTATCGAAGTTTCGGAGTGCAGGTCCCTCACCTCCTCGCTGTTGAACATATCGAGCCACGTCTTGCACCCGGCCACCTTCGCCGCTACTCGCACCTCCGCTTGTGCGAGATCGAACTCCCACAGTTCGTACCCTCGTCGTGGCTTAAAGAGGCTCTTGGGTGCGGCTATCCCCGCGTCCGTCAACACTTCCATACGGAAATCTTGCGGTATCGCCTGTAGGTTCACCCTTCGCGACGCGAATCGCATCGTGCTCGTTCCTGCTTGCCAGTAGTCCGTGCGTAGTCGTCCATCCTCCCCGCACGCGTCAGCGTAGCCGTCGTAATACTTGCCGATGGCGTGCACCACCTTTTGCAGTTGCGCGAATTCTCGAGCATGCGGTGTTCCCTGCAAGATCAGTGACCGCACGCAACACTCCGATACTGAGGGCCCACTCTTCTCCGTCACGCAATGCGGCATCGCGCCCATCTGCTTGAAGAAATACCCCCTCGCTCCAGCCGGTGTGGGTTTGAACGGCAGGGCCTGCTGTAGTTGCAATAGTAGTCGCTTAGCCTTCGCGCTCTCTATCCGTGACTGTTCGACGTCGTACCCGATGCCTCGATAGGCCATCTTCGTCAACACCCCCATCACTTGCAATTCCATCTCGCACTGTTCTTCGAGGGAACCCACGCCCTCGCCTTCTTCAAGTATCGACATCTGGTGTAGGTACAGCCGTAACGTGAGTTCCGCGTCCTTAGCCGCGTAGGGCTGCATGATCTCCCACGGCACGAGATCGAAGCGGTTGCCGTTGGTCGATAGGTACGGCTTTAACGCCGCTTGTTCATCCGCTTCTGACTCGCCCCACAGTCTCGCCGCCGTGGGCTTTAGGCTACTTCGTTCTTCGGGCTCCAGCACCCATTGGGCATTCTGCGTATCCCACCACACGCTCAGTAGTAGATCAACGCCCGTCCCTCGATACCGGCGTAATCCCGCGTAGATCATCAACAGGTCGAACTTCGCGTTGTGCATCACCACCCGCTGCCGCGCTATCCACTTCATCAGCATTGACCACTCGGCCCTCGATAGGTTAGTCTCGTCCTCCACCGAATCGAACAGGGACGGCGTACTTAGTCCTGGCTTGTCCAGTTGTCCGTGATCGAACGGCCACGCGTAACTGCGTATCCGATTTCGACTATCCAGCCAACCCACACTAACCGCCGAGACCCTTGCCCCTTCGTCAACGTACAATCCCGAAGTCTCGGTGTCTACGCTTATTAGTTTGCCTGACCCGTCCCACGTTTCCAGTAGGTCGTACAGTGCCTGTCGATCTTGCTCTCTAGTCATGCTTCCATCCTATCTCAACCATTTGTCTCGTGCGCACGGGTACGCTGGGCACACCTTCCGGAGAGCGCACCCCCCTTCGTTGTCCCCAATGCGCACGCGACGTGCGCGAGCGCACGCGCTAACGTTCGCTCTCCGGAGTATGTACCCAATGTACCCAAAATATTTTTCTTTAAGTCCCGTCCGGTTCTTGTCGGGTTCACCCCCCATGTACCATTAGTGCACCCAAGAGCCCCTGACTGTACCCAAGACAGCCTCCGACCGGGTACAGCGGGTACAGCGGTGGTACACCCCCACCGTACCCCTCTCACAGCATCTTCCCTTCTTCGACGTCGGCCCACCCGGACAACTCGACCACGGCCCTACTCTCTTCAACTCCTAGACGTTGGTACCGTACTTTGTGGTCACTATCGGGTCGTACCCGCCGCCCCACTCCTACGCCCTCGATGCCCAGTCGTCGTCGCTGATCTCGAATGCTGTCGAGCGACCCTAGTTGACGCTCTCGCGCTGTCAGTCCATGACGGGCCCGCCACGCATCGGCCAGCGCCTCCTCACGATAGTAGATCGCACCGTCCTTGTCCCTGAAGACCACGGACCCGTGGTTGGAGTTCGCTGGGTACCCGAGTTCCCGCCACATCCACGGCAGTATCGCCTGCGTCAGTAGGTTGGCGTTAGGGTCGTAATCCGTCATCTGGCTATGCGTCCACGCATCCACCGTCGAGATCACGTCGCTCGTGGCTCCCATATGTTCGAGCACACGAGCGCCCAGTCGCAATATTGCCATCGAGTCATTGAAGCGACCGCCTACGCCACCCAGTCGCAACTCCCCCAGCGATTCGACCATGGGCAGGCACTCTAACGCCAGGGACGCGTAATGACCGGCCAGTTGCGTGAGATCACGACGCCACTGCAACTGCAGATTTACGATGTCGTCCCATTGGGGCTTGGAGGAGTCGTTAAGGCTTCGCCGGTCCACTGGTGAGGGAACCGTCAATCGGATGGCGCGGTCCGCTAGCGCCTTTTCGGTCGAGAGTGCCTGCAGTCCCTCCGCGCTCATCACTATCGGACTCACAAAGGTTACGGTTTCCTGGGAGTGTCGATTGTCACCCTTCTTCGAGCGCGAGCCCCCCGAGGTGGCCTGCCTGATGAGGTCCAACGTCGATTCGGGGTTCGATATGTCGTCCACCCAAACGGGCCCATTCTTGTGTGAAGACACTCGATCTCGTAGCACCGCCATGGTGTATTCACCGTGCCCCTCGGTATTGCCGCTCATCTGCATCATTAAAGAGAAGAAGCCGGTCGTCTTGCCTGATTCGCTCGGCGCTTCCAACGCCATGAAGGGGAATAGCGCTGTCTGTCCGATGATCTGCTCTTTGAGAAAGCATGCCGCCCACCACGCGCCGTAGACCGCGCATACTGTCTCGTCGTGGAAGGTCAATACTTCGCGCAGTACGGCCTGCGCTCCCTCGCGAGTGCCAACAAAGCCGTAGTGGTACGGGGCCCACTCCTGCAAGATCGGAGCGGGACGCGTATCTCCGAATGCCGCAGCCTCGATCACGCCTGCGCGGATAATGCCCTCGTGACAAATGAAACCTCCCGCTTCGTCATTCCAACCTAATGCATCGACGGATTGGTAGACCGGTGCATCCTGCGACTTGACGTACCTCAGTAGTCGAGCCGACACTGCGATGCGCGGGTGGTTATCCCCCACTGGGGCGACGATGCTGCATTGGCGCTCAGCCAGCCAGATGATGAGTTCACGCGTCGAACCAATAGTCGCGCCGTTGATCTTGCACTCGATCACCTTGCGCGTGGTATGGAGTTTCACTAGGTAGTCAGTCTTCTCACCCGATTCGATCACGCCCAACACCTCGATATCGAAATCGGACCACGGCAGTAACACCTCCTGCTTCTTGTCGTTTCGCTCGACGAGCGCTGTGCACAGGATGGCGATACCGCCCGAGATCAGGAATCCGTTCGATTCGTTCGGCTCCCCCGCTTGGATACCCTGCTCCCTCAACTGCTCGATGGTGGTGTGGCCCTTGGACTGCTCCATCTCCCACGCGCTGGTGGCTGTTTTGACGACCTCGGCATCATCCAGTGGCGTACCGAGCGACTTATTGGCCTGTTTCACCAGGGCGTGGTAGGCGTCCACGAAGGGCACCATCCGCGCTAGGTGACCACAGACTCTGATCAGCCAGTCATTTCGCCCGCCCTCGGTCGGCGGGTTGTTCAGGAGTTGGTCGAGCATACTGCGGACCTGGGGGGCCTCTTCTCCTGGTCCGTCGTCCGGGCCTCCGTTGCCTTCCGTTGTCATCTCGCCCTTTAGGCGGGCTTTCGCCCCTACCCCCCGGTCTTTGAGCCAAGAAGGGCACGGGAGGATTTCTTCGATGTCCACCTCCCAGGAGTAGAAACCGCCGTCCGGGTGCGGGCTGGGTGGCGTCATCACCCCACCACCCTCGGCCTTGAAATCGAGTGAGACTACGCCCTCGTGCAGCGCCCACGACTCGATCTCCTCGCCCGCTTCTAGGCGAAACCAGTAGTGGTGTCCCTTGGACGTCTTGACACGAGCAGTGGCTCGCATCTCGGCCCCGATGTAGCGCTCACAGAAGGCTTCGGCCTCGGGGGAGTCGCAGTCGAGTACCGCCAGTTCCGATATCTTGCCGGTCACGGTCCATACGCCTACGTAGCGCGAACCAGTGGACCACCACGACTCGACCATCGCGTCTGATCGCTTAGTCTGGTACTGCTTCCACGACTCGATGCCGGGGGATTTCTTGCCTCGGCGGGTAGGTAAAACGTTGTAGCCTAGCGACGAAAGCCGCTTGGATTCTTCGAGCACTGAGCCCATTGGACGCCCCTTGTCTTGTCCACTGCGATTGATCTAAAAGACGCTTAGGCCCCGGTCCTGTGTCGACCGGGGCCCAGCGGTGATTCTACACGATGACGCTTACTCCTCGTCGTCGTCCTCGTCTGCATCCTCGTCGTAGGGCAGGACCTCAGACACGGTGTTCGCCGTTTCGCCAGCGCGTTCGCCTTCCTTGATCACGCGATTGCCGATGCGCAACGTGACCCACTGGCCACAGAGTTCATCGGTATCGGTGCCAGCAGGAACGCCAAACGCGTCGAAGACCTTCTTCAGGAACGGTCGCGACTTCTCAGACAGCGACGTGTTGTTCCAGAATCGACGGCCTTCATACTCGTAGCCCTCCGGGATTTCGAACATCCAGACCCAGTAGGGTCCGTTCGTTCCGTCCTTGAGTTCGACTTCCTTCAGCACTGCCGCGTACAACCCCGGAGGAATCGGGGCGAACGAGCCAGCGGCTTCGGTGGAGTCAACTTCCTTGGCTACTTTTGCAGGTAGTTTTGGCATTGGTGGTTCTCTTTCTCTATTGGTGGTTGGTGTATACTGCTACTACTGATGCTGGGCTAGCCTAGCAGGGCATTCCTAGGTGTCGCTAGCCCAGCATCAGACCTTACGCCCGGATGGGCTCGAATTCGTGTTCTTGATCTTGGTGACGACCGATTCGCAACGCACATCGGGCACACAAGTCATCAGCACTGAATTTTAATTGTCCTGGTACTGGCGGGTGCTTGGCCACCACGTCGTGGTGCTCGATCTCGCCGTCGTGTGCTTCGATGGTGTTGTCGCTAATGGGTTCCTCCGCGAGATACGCGTCAAAAGTGCGTGCGCGTTCGAGAATTATCTCGTCAGTGACTCGACCACCGATGCTGATGGCTAATTGTAGCGCCGCGATTCGTGTAGCCTCGCTCACTTGCCCGCCTTCTTCGGGGGTCGAGCCTTCTTGACTGACGTGGTCGCCTTCTTCGCCGCCTTCATCACGGGACGCAATCCGTCCACGTATGGGGAGTTATCATCAGGCTCGTCGTCGCTCTTACCCGCGTCATCAATCGGTTGTGACTTCGTGGCCTTTTTGATCTCGCGCCCCGCCATCTCCTCGTCCGAGTCGAGATCGAGTTCGCCGGTTAGGTAGCCGATGATGCGGTCCGCTGAAGGATTGATCAACTCCGTAGGCAGCATGTGGAATCGGTCACCACCCAGGTACTTGCCCACGTTGCGGAACGTCGCCCAGTATTCAGGTTCCGCGCCGCGCTCCTTGGCTGGCACCGTGTAACAGTGGCCGATCACGTCCACGTAGCCCAGTAGGTCCGAGGCCAACTTGTCGGTGAGATCAGGGCCGTACTTGACAGTGCCGGTGTCCTCATCCTGCGTGCGCTTTTCCAGAGCGACAAATATCGTGTGGCACGCGAGGTCGCGGAATTGGCGCGTTAAGTGGCGCATTTCCTGGGTGTTGATACCATAGTCACCGATCTCGGTGGCGAAGCGCTCGCGCTCCTTGCCTGCCGCCAACGCCTTAGCCGATGTTCGCGCCACCGTCTGCTCTAGCAGTTTCTTGTGACTCTCACTCACGCTGTCCCACACGAGAGCGAAGGGCACGTCATCCTTTAGGTCCCAAAACAGCGTATCGAGGGCCAACATCTCTATCTCGTCGAATGGGACGATGTTCGTGACTGGGATTCCGTGCGCCATCAGCGGGTCCTTTTTGAGTCCCGCTTC